TACCTCTTCATCTACCTGTGGGTCAACCGCTGGTACTGAAGGTGTTTGTGTTTTTGCCCCTCCGAAGGTTTCCTCTCCTGAAGTTGTTGATACATACTTCTTAAGGTCGTTATCCCAACGTGGTGCCTCTCCTCTTGCTACTAACTCAAGATAGTCTTCACCTTTCTTAGAGTATACATCTGACCAAGTTAACTCATCGTTAACCCACTTGTCTGAAACATCAGCGTCAGTGTGTAATGGTCCAATGTCTTCAGGGATTACTGAATTAATAGTTGTGTATTCTTTTCCTGTTCCCGCTTTACTTAAAGCTAAAGAAAGAATTAAATCACGACCATTTTCTGCATTGGTGATATCACCTTTGTTACGGAAAATAGGAAACACTTTGTCCATAATACCATCACCTTTGTGATTGTGTTTAAATCTCCAAAATTTCACACCATCTTGTTCGTTATCACGGTCGATAACCTTTACGATGTAAAATTTACGAGAACGATATGTTCTTGCTAACTCTCTGTCTGATTCTACACCCGTCATCATTAAACTGTCACATACTTCGTTTAATGGTGAACGTTTTCCTTCTTGTTTTGGGTCGTACAATTTAACCCACTTACCGTCTACCTGTACTTCATGGAAAAACACCTCAGTAAAGGGTGATGAACCATCTTTAGTTGGTAAAATACGGATACGTCTCTCTTCACCTTTTGAACCTTTTGGTAAAATAGTTGTGAAATAACGTTTCATTCTATCCTCTTGGGATACTTTGTTTGCATTGCCACCTGTGGCGTTGTTTTTGTTCTTCTCGTACTGTGCTAGTACTGCATCAAATGTTGACATGTTTCTAAATTTAAATTAATTGATTTGTTATAATAAAATATACATAAAAAAACCCAGACTTCAAAATCTGGGTTAATCTTTTTTTAATATATTTTTAAATGTTATACAAATGGTGTGTCTGAACTCCATTCGGAGCCATTGTTTACTAAATCATTGTATCCCGCGGCATCATAAACTGGGTTAGTTTCCGAACCACCTAATAATAATAATTTAGTTGTTGCAGTTGCCGTTAATGGTTCTGATGGTACATTTAATGTTGTTCCAGTATATATTGCCGAGTTGTCCCAACGGAAGTTAGTTAATGAACCAGAGAACCAGTTTGGTGAACCCGCTTCAGGGTCATCAACACCCATATTTAAATCAAATCCTGCATTTATTGAATCAGTAATATTTCTATTGTCGTTTAATTTTGTTTCAGCTAAATCACCCGCAATATATAATCTAGTTGTTGTTCCACTTCTAGAAATTGCAATGTGAGTCCATGAACTACCATCATTATATTCTGCCGGCATTGAACCATTCAAGGCTCCACCGTATGGCCAAATATAACATGTTCCACCTTCAATTGAACATCCAATAGTTGCGGTTGTATTAAAACCTAAAGAGAATACTCTCGGGAATGATGTACCTCCCACACCTTTCTTCATGAACCACTCAATTGTGAAATCTCCCGTTCCCGGTAACCAGTTTACCACATCAGCGTTTAATGCCGTTACATATTGTGTACTACCATTAAATGTAATTGTACCTGAACCCTCGGTAGGTACCGTTGAAGGTATTGGTTCCCAACTAACGATGTAATCGTTATGTGTTCCATTAAATGAATTCTTTGCGGTTACATCATAACCATAAGTGTTTCTTAATTCACTAACCATTGAATCATCGATGTGTTGGTTGGGTACAAATATACGATATAATCCTTGAGTTGTTGCACCTGTTATCAAATTATTTATATACGATAAAGATGTTCTAGTTTCTGTTGAACCTGTTGTTGCTGCTGAGCCTGATATCATTTTATATTATAATTTTATTCTAAAGTTAAAAGATAACTTAATTTATTAATTTCACCCAACATTTCGTCTCTGATATTCAATAGGTCACTATCTTTATCTGACAAATCTGAATTCATATCTAAAAGTTTACCTTTTATAGTCTTAATAAAAAGACCTAATTCCAATTCGGTGATATTTTGAAGTTTAATTGTTTTTTCGTTTTCACTGAAAGAAAACCTACCATACTTACCCATTGCTGTTTCGGTAAAGGTATCGATTAAATCTCCTAACGCATCATAAATTCCCCCAAAAGCGTTATGTCTAGCAAAACCTTTAGTTTGCCAATGTAAGATTTTAAATTGTATTTGTGCTTCTAAAAGAAACTGAACGTTAGTACTGAGCTGCATTATCTAAATCTGGGTTAAATGATTTCATTATTTGGTCTTTACCGTAGTTTTCGACCTCGTCCTTAGTTAAAACATATTCGTTTTTACCACTTTGTCTCATTTCACCTTGTTTGTGTGCAAAAAATTCTTGTGGTTTTTCGTTAAATGGATATGAATCTAAAGAACGCATATTAAGTTTTTCTTCAGGTGTTTTAGGTTTAACTTGTTGTATCAATGAACCTAATTCATCAATTTTAGCAAGTACTGTATCCATTTCACCTAATTTACCTTCTAATTCTGATAATTTAGAGAATACACTATCCATCTTTTGGATTGCACCATTACTTTCGTCTTTTGATGCGTCCATTTGTTTTTTAATACTTTTAGTCATATTAACTAAATCGGTAATGTCAATCTCTTCAGTTGCATCTCCTTCCTCACTTGGGTCTGCCGGTGCTCCCATGTCTTCTCCCGGTGTAGGTTCAGGTACACCACCTAACGCAGGGTCGGCTGGGGGTACTTCTCCACCTAATGCGGGGTCAACAGGTGCTTCACCGCCTAATGCGGGGTCAGCTGGTGGTACTTCACCACCTAATGCAGGGTCCACAGGAACTTCTTGTTCCATAATCATAGTGGTACCGTATTTGTTGATTGCTTTATAACGCATCAACTCTTCGTGTAATTTGTTTTCTAACATAATTTTAGTCTTGTAATAATTGTCTACCGTCTTCGGTAATATACTTTTTATTGATTCTTTCTACAATCCCGTCTTTTGACCTAATCACGTAACATTCACCAGTTACCATGTCACATTCTTCTCTTTCCATTCCATCGTTAGATACGTTTTTAACGTTCTTTGGTGAAAGGAATTTATCCATGGTGTTATTTAATCTATTATCATCCATAATAATTGTTTTTATAAGTATAAATATCTATAGTTTTGTTAATCTACTCAGTCATTTTGAAATAAACCACATCCCCATCGAATAATTTTAATTTATCAAGTAACGCTTTTGACATCCCAATTCCATATCCATCAATTGCTGGTCCAACATTAACCGGACCCTCATATGTTTTATTCACACTACTAATGTTGGTTTTTAGTTTATGTCTAACATTTTTTTCAGGGTTTAGAAATTCCGTAACCTTAAATTTATCAACTACAAAATCAGGGGTTGATTTACCTACATTAAATTTAGTCGAATAATACATTTGTTTATTATCCTTTATATCTGACCATTTTAGTACTATAGGTGTATCGATACTCTTATTTAATTTAGATATATAATTCATATTCAACTCATTATCAATTGGGTAGTTTTTTCCTCCCATTTGAACGACATTAGCACGTAACCATTCTTCCTTATTATAGGTAATTAGTTGGATGTACTTTTCTCCATCTTTACCGTTATATGGAATACCATATTCATTATGATTTGTTTGATTAACTAAGGTTTCACCTTTAATTACTTTACTACCTATATCAACGGTAAACGTACCTTCATCATTTTGTATTACCTTTTCTGTTCCTTTTGCGTTTTTAAGTTGTTGTGTTTCTGAATTTACTCTCGATACCGCTTTCTTTACCATCTTATCAAAAAGTGCTCTATAACTCGCTAAAAAAGAATCTTTAGGGTCAGGTAATGATTGAATCGGTACTCTTGTTCCTTTAAATGTTGTTTCAATATTTCCAACACTAATTGAATGGTTAACTTCAGTTATCCAATATGACCCCTTAAATAAAGGTATATTTTTTAAATAAAAATACATTGTTGGTTGTATCATAACGTTACCTAACGATGTCACATCACATGTGTACGATGATTGTCTATAGATGTCAAATAAACCAATATCCACTTGTGCTGTGCTCGAACCTGTCTCTTGTTGCCCAAGTCTTTCCATGACCTTAAATGATTCAGACGTGTTTTTAATACTACTTTGGTCTAACTGTACAGATTTAAACATTGATTGGTTTTGGTCACCAAAACTAACTTCAAACGCTACCACTTTGTTAGACTTAGAGAAATCGGTATTAAGGAACGCGTCGTTGGCGACTAACACAGGATTATTATTTGGGTCTCCAACATTAAAACTATCATCCTTGTATTTGTATTTTTTACTAATGTCAGATAACTCTAAGTGTTTCGATGTTGGTCCAATATATTGTAATATTATTTTTGGTGAAGACTCTTGATAATCAACCTCTAAAAAAGTGCCAAATAAACTTTCTGCAACTTTTTTAGTTGGTGCAATTTTCTTTTTGTTTGTAAAATTGGTTCCGTAAAAATTTACATATGCCGGAAGTGCTCTCATGTCAAATCCCGTATCTTGTATTA